ATAATGAGTTGTCAAAGTTTTGACAGTTTCAGTTCCTGTAGATGATCTAATTATTACCTGTAAATCTGTGTTCGCAAATATCTTAAATGTGTAGGCAAAAGCTGTTGTGCTACCATTACCTGAATATGAATTTTTTACTGTTGTAGATGATATTGTCATAGTTACTTTCTATATATTAATTTTGTTGTCTAGGCAATATTTCTTTGCCTCCTTGATCTTCTATATCATAAGATGGTTCTCTCAAGCTATATTTTTCTTCTTTTGCAATATTAATTTGTTCCTCTAATTCATACTCTTCTATCATATCTAGCTTTGCTTGTCTTTTAAAAGCATTAAAAATACTATCAATAATGATTTCTTTTCCACCACGATCATTTTCGTTTCCTTCTTGAGCAGATTCATATTCTGTAGACTCTATTGCATCTAACAAAGTGTCATATAAATTTTGACCATTTAATTCAGTTTTACCAATTCTTTCAATTTGATAATTATAAGCTGATTGACCATTTTTTATTATTTCTCTTAAATCAATGTTTTCAATTTTACTATCTGGTTGAGATAATCTTCTTCTTAATCTCATAATTTCAACACGAACTTTATCTTCTTTTATTTTGGATTTTCTTCCCACCATTATTGGTCCAAGAGTTCTTCCTAAATAAGATAGCTCTCCAGATGGATGAAAATATATTGAAGTTGGATTTTTTTCTATTGGTTCTCCAGTTAATATATCTCTTCTAGGTTCTAATTTTTCATCTTTACTTAAAAAATAAGATTTTCTAATTATTTCATCTACAAAATCTCTAGCTTCATAACTTTCTTTATCAGCTTCTATGATGCCTGGAACTCCTTGACCAATAAATGCTTGATAAGGAATTGAACTACCCACAACTCTACCAAAATATTTTGCAAATTTATTTGGTTCATCACTTGATGCTACTTCATAAGCATCTGCTAAACCTCTCATATATGCTTTATTTAGCAATCCTTTTGCAGCAGATGATATTGCAACAAAAGCCATATCCTCTTTATCTTTATCATTAATATTATCTGAATTTTCCCATAAATCTGCTATGACTCCAAATATATAAAATCTAGGGTCCATTCTATTATATTGTTTATAAACAATAGAACCATCATCTTGTTTTTCAGCAATAGAATATGGTTGCCATCCATTTGCTTCCCATTGTTTTCTTATTTGATAATCTTTTGGTCCTGCACCTGTAATTCTTCTATAAATATTACCATCTTTATCTTCTACATCAGACATTGCTAAATCCATTGCATAAACCATTGCAGATATTCCAAATATCTGTCTACCTAAAACATCTGCTCTTGCTCTAGGATCTCCACTGTTCCACGCATCTTTCATAGGTCTGAAGAATCTTCCAAGAATAGGAATACGAGTTTCAAACTGTCTCCATAAATTTGTTGGTGTTCTAACAAATGGAGTTAAGAATCTTAGATATGGAGCTTGTTCAACTAATTTTTGCCAACCATAACCAAGATTAAAATATCTTCCATCATTTAATCCATTTGTAAAAGTTGCTTCTCTTGCACCTTGTAATGCTTTCGCTGCAATTTCATTATCAACAACATTTGCTTTCCCATTTTTATCAAATCCATTATCAAATATTTTTTTTATATTTGCTTTTCCTTCTTTTGAACCAAGATCAAAACCTAATTCTAAAGTATTAGCAACAGCTTCAGAGTATAATCTACCTCTATAATTAAGTTGTTTAAATATTTCGTCACCTGTCATTAATAATCTTACAGGAAACTCAACTACTTTACCTATTAAATCTACTGCATTACCTGCCATTCCAGATATTTCTAAAGCACTCCCACTTATAGGTCTTACTGCCTTACCATCAATTATTTGTAAATTATCTTGAGTTCTTTGAAATGGATCTAATATTGCATCACCTTGTTTAAAAGCAGTTCTTATTGCTCTAAATGTATCTCCTATTTGAAATATCATACCTCTATATTGAGCAAAACCTAATCTAATTGTTCTAGTATCACGTCTTACACTAGCACCTGCTACCACTTCTAATGGTTTTAAAAGAAGCTCATAAGAGTTTGACAGAATATTAATCGCATGAGTGTAAGTTCCACCTAGTAATCCATTTACAAAAAGTGAAGTAAATGCTTCAATATATTTTGAAAATTTAGATTTTGAAACTTCATGTATGATTTGACTAGGAGCTAAATCTTTTACTTTCTTCGCTAATACAGCTGGATTTGAATCAAAATTTTTAAATAAAGTTGCAATCTTATCTACTTCTAAAATTTTTCCACCTGCTCTTGAAACTTTAAGTCTACCAGCTTGAGTAGTTCTAGCTGCACCTCTTATAATTTCTTTTGTTTTATAAAATGTTTCTGCAATAATTTTTCCTCTTAATGCTATTTCTTCTTTCGCTTCTTTTGACCAATTAGCAACATCATCACCAAATTCATCATAATATTTTGATGAAACTTTTTGATAATCAACTGCTAAATCTTGAAGAACTTGTTTTGTTGCCAACATTTTAACAACACCTTCTTTTGAATCTTTTTCTTTAAAAACTGTTTGTAAAACTTCATTCTTATCTCTTGATAAAAGTTTTGCTAATTCTTCTGCAGTTTCATTTTTTAAAACATCATTTTCTAAATATTCTTTTGTAACATCATCAAAAGCATTATCAGTAATATTATCAATAGTATGTAAAACTTCTACTCCATCTTTAAATGCTCCAGTATTAATAACTCTACTTATCCAAAGTTCAGATGCTTGTTTAGCACTTTCTTTTGTAGACTTTATTGTTTTAACTGCTTCTTTTAAATTAATAGATGCGTGTCCTTCAAATGCAACTTTTTTTCTTCTTTTAGTTTTTTTACCTTTTTCAACATCATCAATTACATCCGCAGTTTCTTTTTGAATTTTTGCTCTTTGATTTAAATCATTAGTAGCTTTCATTTTTTTAAAACCTTTGATACCATGAAATATTTTTTCTGCTGTTTTAGGAGTTCCTCTCAAACCAGTTGCAACTACATCTACAATTCCTCCAAGAAACATACCTTCTAAAACGTTCTTAAGTCTTCCTTCCATTTCTGTATCGTGTTCATTGGTTGCTAAATATTGAGTAACAGCATTATTTAAAACAGGTGAGTTAAATTCAACTAGCATATCTGATAGTCTACCTTCATTAGGATCAAAAACAGTGAGATCAGCAATACCACCAGCAATATATGCTCTTGATCTTCCTAAACGATTATAACCTTTTAAAAACTTAGCTGGTCCTGCATAACCAGTTAAAAATCTTGTAATACCTTCTGTAACTTGTCCTGCTTTTGTTTGTGGTTGATGAAATTGTGGTAAGTTTCTTTTTTCAGAATATTTTCCTTCTTTCCATTTTTGTGGAGTTACATATTTAGGTATAAAATCTTTAAAAGTTAATGATCCATCCTTATCACCAAACTCAAGTCCACCTAATGAAATTATATTTTCATCTATAAAATCACCTTGAGCTTCGATTGAATTTATAACACCTTGAGGAACAGACATAGCCATATCATCTAAAGTAGTCCACCAATTAAAATCTTTTTCATCTGGTCTTTTATTTAAACCAGGTTGTACAGGTATAATTGGTTTTACTTCTTCTTTATCTACTTCTAATATTCCTAATACTTCTTCAGATAGTTGAGTTGTCATACTATTCTACTACTTCAGTTGCTGTTACTTGTTTCTTTAATATTGGTATATAGTCATTTAAAAAAGCACCTACATCTCCTATTTTTTGTTTTTTACCATCCCTAGTAATAACTGTTGTATATCCATTTGCTTTAGCAATTCTTTCATATCTTCGTATTGTAAGTTGATCTAATTCACCTTGTGTTAAAAGTTTAGCATCTTCTATAACTCTATTTTTTTCAGCAACAATATCAAAAGTATCTTTATCAAATGATCTTGATTTTATTTTGCTAATTTTTCTATCTAAGTAAATATTATTTAAGGTACTTAATAAGTTTCTTATAAAAGATTTTTTAGTTTCTAAAGTTGCATCTGGATTTGCAGATAAATAATCTGTAGTCATCTGGTCAAATTCAGCTTCAATTTCATTTGCAATATTTTGATCTTCTAATGTTGTTGGAATACCGCTACCCTTATCAGTAATACTTTTTAATAAACCTATTTTAGCATCTTTTGAAAAATCATAAAATAATTTATTATCACCTTGTTGTCTAATTAAATTTTGATGAGTAACTTCTTCAGTTAAAATTTTTTGTTCTAAATTATCTATTTCAATAGATATATTTCCTGTCTTAACTTTATAACCATTATCTCTTTCAAATTTTTTTAATTCATCTAATAAATCCATTGCTCTATCGTAATCAGCATTAGGATCACCTTTTACAGTTAATTCAGATATTTTTTGTTTATAACTATTAAAAACACCTTTACCAAAATCATCATTAGTTAATATCTTTTCTCCACCCAAAGCAGTATCTGCTAATTTTATTTGTTTTGCTCCATTAACATTACCTGCAAACTGCAACATATCTGCTAATAAAAAATCTTTATCTAATGCTTTTAATTTTTTATCTAAAACATTTTTAGGTAATTCAAAGTTTTGTGAAAATTCTAATATTTTATTTTTAGCTTGTTGTTTATATTTTGATTTTAAATCAATATCTATTGCAGTTGCATATTTATTATTTAAAGAAGTTAGGTTATTATTTAAATTTTCTATTGCATTTTTTTCTAATGCTGCATAAGAATTTTTCTTTATATTGTAAACATATTCAGAATATTCTAAATCAAGATTTTGTTGTATTCTTTTTTTAATTCTATTATTTTTTACTAATCCTAATTCTTGTTTTACATAATCATTATATTTAGTTTTAAAATTATTGATTGCATTTTCGTCATCAATATTTTCTTGTTCAGCTTTTAAATATTTATCTAACTCACCTTTTATTTCAAAAACTTTCTTATTGGCTTGTACTTTTTCTGCTACGTCTCTTTTTTTAATAGCATAATTAGTAAGTGTATTTAGTGCTGGAAGTAGTCCTGCAGCGGGAGTTGCAGTTGGTGATACTTGTATTCCTGTAGTTACACCTGGTGCATCTGCGGTAGGTCTACCTCGTGCTTGAAATGTAGGTATCTTTGGCATTATTAATCTCCAAATCCTGTAAGTAAACTTGTACCTGCTTGTGCATAATATCCAAGTTCAGCAGAACGAGCTTGATTTCTAGCGACCACACCTTGCATTCTAGCAAAATTAGCTTCTTCATAAACTCTTGATTGTTGAGTTTTTGAATTATATTCAATAATATCTTTTTCTATTTCTGCTTGTTCAGCATTCTGTCTTAATATTCTTAAACCAGAACCAGAAAGTTCTGCACCAGAAAATAATATTTTAGTTTTTGTTTCACCTTGTAACTGTGTAAATTGTTGATCAAATTTAACAAGATCAAATTCTTTTTGTTTTTCTAAAAGTTCAGCTTCTTGTTCTTTTATTGTAGCATTACGATTAGCAATAGATTGATTATATCTACCTGCAGCTGATGCCTGTCTAGCTGCTGCTACCGCAGTTACTGCTGTTACCGCTGATGCTACTGGTGCTACCCAACCCATTAAAATATCCTCGCATATCTGTATTGGTCTGAACCATCAAACCCATAGTGTTTCATTAATCCCTCGTTTTTTAATCCTAACCACTCTGCAAATCTTATACCTTTGTCAAAGTCTGATCTTACAGCAGTTTGAACTCTTTTAATATTATATTTTCTTGCAACCTTAGCAAAATCTTTCTTGATTGCTTTTGCTACTGCGATAGGATGTTGCCAAACATCTTGTGTTGCAATGACCCAACCTTCTGCTACTTGACCCCATATCATTTTCATACCAGCAGCAAAGATAGGTTTGTTGTTTACTAATCCTGTAAAAGATAAATGATCTTGTACTAAGTTCATAGCGTCTCCTTCAAAC